CTGTCTAAATATAGTTTCAGTAGGTTGTGCCATATCACCTAAACCATATATCTGCCAATAGTTAGAGTCTAATTGTTTTAATCTTTCTATTTCTTTTATTGTTTCATCAGGCAAAAAAGGATTATCTAAATAAGTTGATTTAATAAACGTACAATCTTCTCTATTCATTACATTGTCATATATCCAACTATAAGGGTCAGAGGGGTTAAAATCTAAATATATATTCTCTGTGGTTCTTAATGATAGTTGAACCCAATCCTCAAATCTAAACTCATTGGCTTCATTTAACCATAATATGTTCCTCTTACGTCCTCTTATTTTTTGTGGCATATCAACAGAAATAAACTCTATTTCATTACCATTTAGTTTATAAGTTAATTCTGACTTATTATGATTATCAGGATTGTATAAATTGTGGCTTTCTAATATATTAAAGAAATCTCTATAAGCAGTTCCTTTAAGAGCAGGTAGTGTTTTTCTACAAATAGTATATACCTTTCCCTTTGTTTGTAATGCTTTAAGTATTATTAATTGAGCTAAACTATAGGTCTTACTACTTCTTGTACCACCTTGATTAACTACAATTCTTGTACTAGCATTAAGATTCTTTTGTAGTACTACTGTTCCCTTTAGATTCAATGATTTCAATTTCTATTTTCTTAATGTCTTCTTCGTTAGATGTTAAGTTAATATTCTGTCTTTGTACATATCCCCTTTTATGTCCTTTGTGTTGTAGGTAAAATATAATACTTTTCTCTTTCTCATTCTCTATATTCTTGAATAGCTTTGTTTCTACATAATCTAGTTTTACATTGTCTATCTCATCTACCTTTTTTCTAAACTCCTCATCTTCTTTATACCATTTATAGAAACTACTTCTACTTATTCCTGACCTATTACAAGCTGTTGATACTATACCCAAGCTATTCTCTAATGCTTGTAGTAATGCGTCTTTCTTTAAGTTATGTTCTTTTTTGCCCATTTTATTAAATTTATTTTATAGTTACTTTATATCCTTGTGCCTTTAAATCTTCATATAATTTATTAGCTAACTTAATGTCTTTCTCTTTTACTGTTACAGTTGTTGGTTTATCTTCTTCTATTTTATCTATGTTAAAACCAAGTTCTACATGCTTAAACCCCCATTCTAACAAATTGTCTATATCAAAGTTGCATAGTATATCCATGTCCCATTCAGCAGTATTTTTGTTTAGCCTTATGTTTAACTCCCTTTCATCTTCTTTAGATAGATTTACTCTAACAGCAGGTACAAGCTCTGCCCCTATCTCTCTCATTATCCTTACCCTTTGATGACCACCAACTATAGTGTTGTCTGCGTTTATTACTATTGGAGTAGTACAACCAAACTTTTCTAATGAGTTTTTTAAGTCCTCATATTGTTTGCTAGTCATTCTTCTAGGGTTATACTCTGCTGGGTTTAATTCTGCTATTTTAACTTTTTCTATTTTCATATTTTTTTATAAATCATCAAAATATAGTTTATCTCTTTGTTTTACCGCTTCTACTAAACTATTATAATCGTAAGTAGGTTTTTTATTTCTTTCTTTATATAACATAGTATATATTGGCTCTTCTGTTTTTTTATCTGCAAAAAATATATCTTTTGTTTTTTCACAATACAATAGTATAACCTCTTTTTTATAGTGTTCACTTGCTTTTTGTTCTATAAACTTCCAGTTGTTTTTTGTCCACCATTTTGCTTCTTTATATGACATTTTTTCTATATTCATTTTATCTGTGTTTTTGTTTATTTAATTCTTTTAGCTGATTATTAAATTGTTTGTCTGTTTCTGCTTTTATATGACATCTTCTACAAAGAGCTATAAGGTTTTCTATAAAGTCCTTATTCTTTGAACCCCCAAGACCACGTCCTGAAAGGTGGTGTATGTCTACAGCAGTTGTACCACAATGCTCACAAGCTATCCAATCTGATATATCGTAATTATGATATTTCATATATATTTTAGTATGTTTCTTCATACTTTACAAGACTTTTCATATACCTTTTTAAGGTTATCCATTATTTGCTTATTACATGGGCTACAACTTTTCCATTGTGGATTCTGACCAAACACGCTATTATATAAAGTAGCTATTATAGTTTTTTCTTCTGCATTTAGTCTTTGCCTTAATTCTATTCCTGGCACTACTTCATCATATATCTTTATCTCATCTTCCGTAAACTGTCTTATGTTTCTAAAGTTTGGAAACATTTGATTTAGCTTTTGTTTACGTTCCTCACAACCACAATCATCTCCTAATACTTTTTTAGCTAACTTATCTATACCAGTAGCTTTAGTTATTTTGGCTATACTATCTCCTAAACCTTTACTTTTGTTTTTCATTTTTTAAAAAATTTTTAATAAATCTAATTGACTTCCCTAGTGTACTTCTATTTATCTTTGTTTCTTTCTGCATTTTGTTTAAGCTAAAACCCTCTCTAAAATATATTCTAAATACCTCTACATCAAACCAACTTAAACCTTTTAACTTCTCATCTATCCATTGTAATCTATCTTCTTGTTCCTCTAGCTTCTTCATTTTTTCTTTTGTTAGAGGTTCTTTAGTATAAATATAAAATTCTTTTAATTGTTTTTCGTTGTATTGTTTTCTATATTTTTTGTGATAAGGGCTAGTATTACTTTGGTATTGGTTCATCATTATTCTAACTATATAAAAAGTTAGTTGTTTTTTTTCTATTATTACTTTAATCTTTTCTTGATTAGAATCGTATAAAGCTAATATTGTTTCGTGTAACAAATCTTCACAGTCAGGGTATTTATTGCTAGTTATACGTTTAGATATATCTAACAAATTAGTGTAACTCTTTTCTAAATATGTATTTAGTTTTTGCAAAGCTCAATAAATAAATTAACACCTGAATTTTTTAAAGCATTATACTCCCATTTACCTAAAGGGCTTATTTCTACTACTACCATTTGAGGGCTGTATTGGTCTTGTATAAAATCAATCTTATTAAGTATGTATTCATCTTCATCAATTATAATCTGTGTTTCTTTATGTATAAATACATCACTTGTAACTCCTCTATCTACTTCAAATAAAAAATATGTAAAGTTTTCTCTGCCGTCTTTTGTTCTAATGTTCTTAAAAGGTTCGTGTTTTTTTCTCATATCGTTTTAGTGTATTTAGTAAATATGTCTATAAATTCTTCAAGTGAATAACATACAACAGCTTTATAGTTTCTAGCTGTTAAATTAGCTATCCATAGTTTCTGGTCTTTGCTAGGTTTATTATACCCTACTTTTAGCTCTACCATTAATCCGTTATACTTTTTATTAGGTTCAAATATTAATATATCTGGTACGCCTTTTTTATAATGTTTCTTAACTAGAGCCTTTTGTTTGTAATTCCCTTTACCTAAATAAACACCACCTAATGTTGAAGTCCAAAGTATATGCGGATAGTAATTTAAATAATCTACTATGCTATTATGTAAATCTTGTTCTTTCATTTGAATAGTCCTATTTGTTCTACTTTATTTTCTTTAATATCTAACATTGTTTCAAATATTGTTTTTCCTACTTCATAATCTACTAGGTTTCTAGCTATTTTATCTAATCTTTGTTTACCTTTATATTTAAAAAAATTATAATCGTGAAAATTACATAAATTTTTTACTTCATTTTTCATAGTACACATTATGCCTGCGGGTTTTCTAATATTTATGTTTGTAGGTAAATTAAAATTAGTCCAATATAAATGCCTGCCTCTTTGTTTTCCAGGTATCAAACAATCATAATAAGGTATTACATTTTCTACACAATATTTACCTTTATAAAAATGCTGCAATAATAACACCTCTTGATATAATTTCATGTCAGGGTATTTGTCAATAAAAGTTTTTCTGTTTTTTTGTGATACTCTTATTTTACTATGAGTAGGACATGGTGGACTTGACCATATAAAATCAAACTCTTTGTAATGGTCTAATAAATATTGGTGTGCGTCTGCTACAATTACTTTATCATTAGGGAACCTCTCTTGATATAATCTGGCTAATTCTTCATCTAACTCAACAGCAGTAACTTCTATGTCATTTTTAACTTCATTCCATTTATATCTATTTCCACCTAGACAAGCGTATAAATTAAGTATTCTCATTTTATTTGACTTTGTATATATTCCCAAGTTAAAGCC